ATTAGGACTGATTAATGGTTACTTTTGCAGCTATCAGTGTGGGCATAACTAACAACGAAAAACAACAAATGTTAAACGAAGTTTTGGCACTTGATAATACTGTGCATCATTATAATGAGTTTCGCGGTTGCAGTATGATAGCTATCTATAACGGTGGCGGAAGACTAGGCGGCAGGGTTACAGGAATTGATACTAAAGCTGGCGAATTTAAATATACTCTTGCAGGAGAACAATGTAAAACTATTCAACAAGTATGCGAAGAAAAGATTTTTCCTTTTATGGATCCTCCGGGAAGAGTAACAATATTAAGAACTGCTCCTAACACTGGGCTTAATATACACTTAGATAGTAAACTTAAAGAAGTAGGCACCAAGCAAGACAAATATAGAGTGGTGCTAACCGGAACAGTTGATAAATTATTCTTTTTAGATAATAAACTTAATAAAGTATATGTTCCAAATTATTATGATAGCTACATACTCGACGGCAGCCATCCTCACAGCATAGATCCTAGTGTTGAAGAAAAAATAACACTGTGTATTGGTGCCCCCTGGCACGGCGAAGAAAATAAACTTTATACAAGTTTAATTGAGAAATCGCCATTTAAGATGACAGTAAGCAGACCAACTATTAAGGATGAATGGTTAGATCCTGCCCTTAAAAAATAGGAAAACAAATGACTGAAACATGTTTAATAAAAAACTCTCGTAGAAGCAGAGTAAAGGGAACAGGACCACGTCGACATGAAATGCTAACTCATGGTTCTGTTGCTAGTAATGTACCACAAGCAGTAATTGATGAAATATTGCAGATTGCAGCTAACTATACAGGTAACGATCTAGGTGGTGATAACTACCAGCTTTCGCAACATTGTGATGTAAAGAACGTATTTACATCAAGCGAAACATATAAGCAAATAATACTTCAGGAATGTACATCAGAAAATACAATTGACGAAACAAATTATATGTATTGGCGGAATGACATAAGCACTACTGCTATAGAAAACTATCTTACAACGGCGTTTGTAAAGCCCTACAGAGCCCGTATAAGCGTTATGCATGGCGGTAACGAGTTAAACTATCACATAGACACTGATACAAGTGTACTGTGCCGTGTGCAAATACCGGCACAAACAACAGGAAGTTTGTTTCAGTGGAAAACAAAAACAGAAGAAGTTAGTTTAGATATGCAACTAGGCGAAGCATATTTTGTTAATACAGGGTGGTTACACAGAGTAATCAATCCAACAGACAGCATTCGTGTTGTTTTATTATTTGGCATAGACTACGAAAACTTACCAAACAAAGAAAGTTTAATGGTATGAACTATGTTGTAAAAAATAACTGGCAGTTTGATACTAAAAAGATGCAAACTGAATTACAAATCCTGCTTAACATTAATGAGATTAATCAAAGAAGAATCGGAGGGTTGCATGGTATCTCTCTAACTTCGCAAGATGGTTCTTTACAAAGCGGATTTGGATTTAATGTTGGTATACAATATCCTAAGTATCCTCATCAAGACTTTTCTAGCAACGATCCTAGAGTATATTTTGATTTAGATTTTGCAAGAGAAAATAAAGTATATCATATGTTAGATTATAATATTCCTACTACGGCATGTACAGGATACTTTAAAGAAATAATCGAATTTTTACATGAAAAGAATATGAATCCTAGACGATGCAGACTTTCATACCTACCTCCAAATGGAATTATTAATCGCCATACTGATGGTAATTTTTATAGATTTCATATTCCTATACATACTGAAGGAACAAACTTTGTACACGGTGATATTGATTATATATTAGAAGAGGGTAATAGCTACTTAGCATATGTGCATCCTTATCATTATGTAAAAAATCAAGGTAGTGCAGATAGATGGCATTTTGTTGCTGATGTTTGGGACACTGAAGGTCATTTTGAAATAGGAAAAGTGTCTAAAGAACAATTAAATATAGAATTAGAAAATGCAACATTATGGAGAGACTATGTTGACAACAAACGAAATACACCTAATAAGATATTAGTAGGAGAGAAAAATTGAGTGTACATGTTGAGACTAATATAAACTTTGCTACTGCATCAGATGAAGAAATTAAACAGTTTGGTAGAAATATTGTAAGAGACAATATAGTAGTAGTTCGAAATCAAAATTTAGACGAGCGTAGAATTTTACACATATGCGAAACTATTGGTACTGTATTAAAGCCTAAACAGTTTTTTATGCATCCTGAGTACTCGGGATTATTTCGTGTTACTAATGAACGTAAAGACGGAGAGAAGATTGGTATCTTTGCAGATAAAGAACTTGATTGGCACAGTAACGGTAACGGACGACCAAGTGGCAATGAAAGTTGTGTAGCATTATACTGTATTAAGCCTGGTAAAAACAGTGTCACTAGTTTCTGTGATACACGTCGAGCATATAATGAACTACCGCAAGATATAAAAGAAATAGTCGATGATGTAGACTGTACATTCCAGTTTAAGAACAATACGTTTTATAAACTAGAAGAAGGCGACAAAGAGCTCATTATGTTTGAGAATAAGCGTATATATCCCGACGGTGTTACAAAGCCATTAGTATACAATCATCCATACGATAATGGTAAAGGGCTATATTTTACATTTCATTACATTAGAGAAATGTGGAGACGTAGTGGTAAAGATTTAGATCAAGAATGGCTAAAACAATACTTACTTGATCATGTATTTCAAGAGAAGTATATCTACCATCACAATAATTGGCGCACAGGCGACTTTATCTTTATGGACCAGTTCCATAGTATACACAAAAGAAATGAAGTCGAAGGAGATCGATTTCTTTATAGAATAAGTTTTGATTATGAAGGAAGTTTTAATGAATGATTTTAGATATATTTTTGAAGACAGATTTGCAGAAACAAAAGGCTATCAAGGCTTTAGTGCAGATAAAGACGAATTAAATAATTTCTTTGATCAAAAGGTCAAAGATAAATTAGGAGATCACGGTACAGTAGGAGTAGATAGCACTAAACAAAAGATCTATAATGTATGTTATGATTGTAATATTCCTTTATGGAATGAAATATATCAGCGTGTAGTAAATATTGGCAATAGCAGCGGCGTTACACTTAATTGGGATGAAATAAAACATTGTATGCGTTTTACATTTATTTGGATGCCACCTGGAGGTGATTTAATTCCGCATACTGCAAATTACTTTAGAGCACTTAGTGCTTTTAATACACCCTTGCGTGGCAAAACTGAAATTAATTTTTATGAGCATTTAGAACAAGAAGACGGTCATCATAAGGTAGGTAAGAAGTTAGAAACACATGAATATTTTAATCCTAACTTCTTAAATGTAAACCGCTATCACGGTATTATAAATGATACAGATGAAGAACGTATGATTCTAAAATCACATTTACTAATTGTACCATGGCATAAACTAATCGAAGCATATGAAACTGATGAAGTTACTAATATGTGGGATTTTACTGTACCTTGGCAACAGAGGGCAATGAGAACACATGAGAAGAAGCATGGATAGCCCAAATCAAATACTCGAAGAAGCTCGAGAGTTAGGATTTTATGCACGACCTAATATTAATATGTCGCGAGAAGAATTTAATATTTGTTGCAGATCGTTAGGCACTCCGTGGACTAAAGAACTCCACACACTTCATACTGAAGGATTTGATGAAGATAATATTGTAAATTGGTCCAATAAAACTCGATTCAACGGGCACAGTCTTCCGTGGCATGCCGATAATCCGTGGCACAGTGAATACAAATTTCCTTTACGGGCATTTTGGGCAGAAACTATTTCTCACTCAAATGACATTGGATATTATTTACATATAACAAATTGGTTTGAATCACAAGATTTGGCTACTAAGGAATATTTTAGAAGTTTAAAAGTCTTAGTGCAAGACTATAAAAACGGATGTCAGCCTTATTGGACTAGCTTTGTTAAAAAGCATCCTGTTACAGGCAAAGAAAGTTTTAATTGGGGTGCAATGGCGTTGTCTACTGATGTATTTGGACTTTGTGCTGATGAAGGACTTCGTTTCCCACATCTTAGTTATACAATGGCAATTCAAAAAGATACTAGAGAATTAATTAGTCATGAAGAAATTGCTTCATGGTTTCAAGATATGATCAACAATAATCATATGACAAGTCATCATTGGCAAGAAAAAGATTTTGTATTAATGGATAATTGGGTTAGTTTACATTATATAGGGTCTACTGACTATACAGAAGATCGACTTCTATGGAGGAAGACAATATGTCAACCGTGGCAAAAAATTACTGGGTAAGTATATCAAAAACAGTTAACCTAGGTTTTTATAATGATTATATTACTAATCCAGATAAACGCCTTACTTCTTTATCAGAGTTAGATTCTAACTTTTGGCAACCCTATAACAGTGCATATAAGTATATGCGAGATAGTGGAAAGTTAATAATTAGAGCTAAAGTTGTAAACTCTGATAGTGTAGAAATATACCAAATATATGAAACTAAACAGGATAGATTAGAATTTCTTAGTATGTTTGACCCAGCAGTGTTTCACAAAGATGCTAAAATTAAAGTTATAGAAACTGAATATGAAATTACTGAACTGGAAAAAGATCAATTAATTGAAAAAATTATTAGTTCAGAGAATGTTTTACTACAATGGGTTAAAGAAAATCACCGAAAGCCGGGTATGGAAATCGGTGATCCTTTAAAAAATGATAAAATTATATTAGTTTAAGTTGGCCCAGCCAGTTATAGTACCATCTGTATTGCCTTGAAACTTTGCAATATCAGTAATGTATACCATTTGTCCAGCAGTTGGTGCAGTAAGTGCAGTATCACGTGCAGTAGCATCTGCATATACGCCAGGTTGAATTGTTCCAGATGCTACAATATTACCTTGTACATCTAACTTCTCAGCCGGAGCATCAGTACCAATACCTAAATTACCAAAACGGTTAAACACCAGTGCATTGTTTATGCCAGTAGCGCCACTTTCATCATAAGTAAGGAATACTATTCGTCCTGGCATAACTCCAGAAGCAATGGAACCGGTATATTTATCAGGTCCCATTTTAATAACCGCTGCTGTAGTCTGAGCAGCACCGTCCCAACCGTTAACAGCAATGTCAATTACAGAATCACCCGGCTCTAGCACAATTGGAGAATCTAACGAAACCCGCGAACCAAAAAAGTCAAGATTTGGACCGTTACCGCCAGCAGTTACCGCATTGCTTGATATTACAGTACCGCTAGCTGATGAAGAATTTACTGTTACCTGTTCTGTTAAAACTAGTGCATTGTTTATGTTACCAACAACTGTATTATTAATACCATCTACAAGTACTGTTGAATCGTCGCCAAACACACTACCTGTCACGTCACCGTCCATCGGACCTGTGTGTAATCCAGTAGTATTACCTGTCACGTCACCAACAACTTCGCCAGTGTGCGTACCTGCTGTATCACCTGTTACATTACCAAAAAAGTTACCAGTAACATTGTTAGTGTCAGTATTAATGATAATAGTGCTGTCATCACCCACGATATTAATTTTATAATTTTGCTGTTCATTAAAAATTCTAGATATAGGGTACGCAGTAAAGTTTGCGCCGTCAAATCTAAGAACTTCGTTTCTAGATGGAGTAGATGGCATAAACACATCACTTAAATCATTTAGACCAATTGAACCAACACCTGGAACTGCTGCTGATTCCCACTTGCTAGTACCACTATTATATGTCAATACATCATTGTCTGATGCACCTGTTAAATCAGTATCAGTAAGTGCATCTAATGTTGTGGAGCCACCACCACCTGAACCAGTAACTAACGTTCCGCCAGCAGTACTACCGTCACCTGCGTATAGCAGTTTGGTATCTGTAGTGTAGATTAGTTCACCTTCTACGGGTGTTATTAGCAAGCGTTCTGCATCTGTGCCGCGTCTTAGACGTAATGCCATTGTTTATACTCCTGGAATATCTATTATTAGTATTTATACATTTTTAAAGAATACTAACAATCTATTTCCGCTTCTTCATAAAACTTTTTGTTCTTTTCTTGATATCTTCAACAACTTTAGAAGTATTCAAACGAAAGTCAACATGTGATATTTCTTGATCGTATTGCTCTAGAAACGTTTCTAAACTTGATTCAATTTGATCAATTGCATCTTTATTAGAAGATTGTTGTTTGTCGATATCAATCTGCCATATTTTGCCATCATGAAAATGAACATGGACGCTATGGATATACTCAATAGGCACAGCTTTAATTTCAATATCATTGAATATTTCTGGCCATTGCGACACTACTTCGGGTGGTAGTTTATTTTTAGGCACTTGCAGCAGTCTTCTTAGATACTGCTTTCTTTTTTGTCGGAACTAATTCTTCAGCTTGTCTGCGCAATTCTGCTGCTTCCTTGCTCAAGCGATCTGCATCACTGCGGAACTTCTTAGCAAGTACTTCGTCAGTTATAACGCCATCATTTGCAACAGGCGCAACACCAGGAGCCGCCGCAGCCATTTCACTAGCAGTCATTGCTGGTTCAGATTTTTCAGCAGTAGGCTGAACTTTTTTACCGTCTGGACCCGCAACTGCTAAGTCAGCAACTGTTACGCCTTTTTGTGCCGCAATTGCTTCATTTAAATCATTAAGCATAATTGTTGTATTTTGATTTGGAATCATTTCAATTGTTTTAGTGGGTACTTTAATCATCTTGCCAGTCGTATGAAAACGTGCAAGCATATTACTACCATCTGATAGTTGTGTACGCATCATAACAGTTGCTAGATCGTCTGCTTCTTGTCCTGCGGGAGATTCAACTAATTGAATTAATGCATCGTGATCTCCAGCTTCTAAATTTTCAGTTGTTACAACTACACAGTTATCTGGATCACCAGGCAATACTTTGTATGCAACGATTATTCTACGTTTATTATTTGCCATACGGCCTACATGCTTTAACATATTATGCTCCTTGTGCAGGTTGCTGTTGTGATACAGCGTTTAAGAATGTTTCTAATTTACTATAAGTTTGACCTACAGTCATCATTTCATTAGGTTTAAAAGCGCCACGTTGACTTGCAACATCGATGATGCTTTTTAGTGCTTGCAGATCTTGTACAGTTAGATCAGGACCTTGTGCTTCACTAGTTTCGGGTGTTTCTGCAACTTGTGCTTCAACGGTTGTATCTTCGCTCATAATTATCTCCTTGTTATATTATATATGCGCAGTTTATTTATTTGTACTTTAAATGTGGACACGCTAACATGAAATAACTCATGTCTTTAGTTTCTTCGAATCCAACAGTTAAAACTTGTGTTAATTTATTATCAGTGTCTAGGCTTACATTTTTACCCGTATAAAATCTATTTTTTAAATTCTGGGTAATCCATTTAACTAAACTATCTTCTAAATTATATGTCATAGGCAAGTTAACATATTCAAAGTGAGGCAAAGCTGATTTAACTTTCCTCACTTCGAATATATTTAATGGATTTATTTTTTTATTTTTTATCATGCAGCCGCATCGTAGTGTACTGATGTACCAAACGGTCCTTCTAAATTCTTATCACGGTTGCTGTGAATAACAAATACTGTGTCACAGTAGTCCGGATCGCCCCAGCTATCCCAAGCATATCCATCTGTAAACATAATAAGTTTCTTAGGAACATACTCTTGTTCTTTCATGTATGTCCAGTTAGCCATAAAGTCAGTGCCGCCGCCACCCATTAGTTCGTAGTCTAACAAGTCTTTACCGTCATTTGCTTCGAAGTCTTCTTCGTTATATACCCGAGTGTCAAAGCACCATACCTTAATATTGTAGTCTGGAAACTCTTCCATGATGCCTTTGACTTCGCCTAGGAAGTCTTTGCCTTGCACTTCTCCAATTGAACCTGACATGTCAATGCATACAGCAATATCAATTGTATCTTCAAAGTCCATGCTAGGTAATATAGCACCGCTCATTTGTCCTTTGCGTGAAGGACGACTAAAAGTATAGTCGCTTCTAATTGTGCTTTGTACTGACTGACGAATAATCTCACGCCAGTTCATCTTAGGTTCTGTAAGTTCTTTAATAATACGCTGTACTGCACCTGGAACATTACCTGCCCCTGCACTCTGCGCCGCTGAGATCATATTCTCTTTGATCTCATCTTTGATCTGCTTTTCTTCTTCTTTAGAATACGTAGGCTTAGATTTGCTTGTAGCGTTACCGTTGCCGTCTTCGCCCATGTCACCGTCTGAACTACCTTCGTCACCGTCCATGTCGAGGTGTTCGTCTAGCATTTCACCAAGTTGCTTCAAGTATTCTTCGCCATTCTTTTTAGCTTGCTCGTATACGTCATCGTATACTTCTTCGCTAGTCCAGCCTTCGTATTTAAAGTCTTGATAACAACTTACAATGCTAGGAATAACACCAATACGATCACGTACAAGTGTATTGTTTACAATGTAGTCTGCGCTAATATTATAGATCATAGGGTCTCGGTCTTCTCTACGACCTATGTGATCAAATACCATATGCAAAATTTCGTGTGCAACAACGAACTCAATTTCTTTGTTATTCATTGCATTAAAGAATTGTGTATTATAATATAAGTTACGCCCGTCTACAGCCGCAGTAGGTAACCAATCATCGGCAGCAACAATCTTTAAACGTGTAGCCATATTACCAAAGAAAGGATGACGCAATAGCAAACCAATACGTGCCGTAATAATACGGTCCATTACTTCTACACGCATTGTTTCTAATGCTTCTGGAGTAATATCTGGATCTGGTGTAAAGTTTTTTAACTTACTTGCTGTGTCTTTAGTACTCATATCTATTGCCCTTTTTATTAACATATACATATATTATAGCATCATTAGTATATATGTCAACCTTTTTTAATTCAAAAGAACGGACGAGCTTAAAAGGACTCGTCCGTTCTGTATCTTATGCTTCCTGTGCAGCCTTAATATACTTGCCATAACGCTCATGGAACTCATCAAAGCACTCTACTTCGTCTGGATCAATTGGCAATGAATACTGTGTTAGTGCGAGCTTAATGCCCATAACTACTAGCTCAGTATCAAAGTTATCCATTGAAAAGCGCAGGAAGTTGTTTACTTTGTCATCAAACTTCTTGTCGCCTGCATCACTTGCTTCTTTAAGTTCGTAGCACAAAGACACAGTTAACGAGTACATTGCACTAATTTCTTTAGTACGCATCTCTTTTACTTTGCCTGCTAGGATGTCACTTGGGTTAGGCATGCTTGAAGCAACCTTACGGTGCGCCATAAATTTAACAGCCAAACCTTCACCAACTGCGCCTGCTACTAGGTCAGTAGTAGTTGCTTCGTCTAAGTCATCTTCTATCAATTCGCTAACAAACGACCAACTACGTGGTGTTGCAAACGAACGTGATGAACTTTTAGGATCAAAGTCGTACAAGTCTTTCTTTGCAAATGTCAAGTAACCTACAACATCTGTGTGCTGATTGTTAGCAACAGCCCAGCTAAACCAGTCGTCAAAGTTAACAGCAAGTTCTAAGTGGATAAAGCGGTTAGCTAACGGAGCAGGCATACGATACGTAACACCTTTGTCAGCTTCACGGTTACCAGCCGCAACAACTGAAACGTTGTCTGGTAGCTTGTAAGTACCTACACGACGATTAAGAATTAACTGGTATGCTGCCGCTTGTACACTAGGCGCTGCCGAGTTCATTTCGTCTAAGAATAGTGTAATATGATCGTACTGCGCCGCAAACTCTTCGCTTGGAAGTTCGTTAGGTGCACCCCACACCATTGTACCTGAGTTGCTGTCGAAATACGGAATGCCTTTAATATCTGTAGGTTCCCAAAGACTCAAGCGAATGTCAATCAAATGCGAATTTGCAAAAGTATCGTTAACCTGCTGTACGATATCCGACTTACCAATACCTGGAGGTCCCCAAAGAAAGATAGGACGTTGCTTTTTAAGCGCATGTTTAATGCTGTTTTTTGCGCCATTTGGACTAACTGTGCGAGTTGAAGTATCCATTTGTAGTACCCTCTTTTTGCGTTGCTTTATTTAAACTATACATATATAATAACATATCTACAGGATTTGTCAACCATTTTCTAAAAAAAGAACTTGTTTAAAAACAACAACTTAGGATTTATTTTGTCTAGTAATTGCTTTTGTGAGGCCATATTTACGTAAATCACCACTGAAAAGAGTTAGTTCGACTGCTTTCTTTTCATTCGTTACTATAATACTTCTATTTGTAAGGTAGTAAGGACAGTCGATAAACTTGTCAAGGTGTATGATTACTTGAGTAGATAATGGTACATCTCTTGGATATGGTATGTCATATGTTGCCAAGTCTATTAGAGTTAGTACATCAAAACCTGTTTCTGTTAAGCGCAAACCGCCGGAATCTTTATCTCTATTGTTCTTCCACCATAGGGGCATATATTCGCTTACTGTAGCAGAGTTTGTACTTTTACCAAGTTCTTTTAGAAAGAGCTTAGTATATGTCTCTTTCCAGTTCATTCTTCTGTAACCAGTTCACCTATAGTAAGTTTGTATACTTTAAAGTCTTGGCATTTAAACATATCGTTTAATTTTTTAGCAAGATTGTGTGCATGACCTGGATTTGAAAAACTAACTTTCTTATACTTAGGACCGGGATAATTAGTAAGTGCATTTGCACTTTTAAGATTAAATGGTTTTTCTTGATAGAATACAGCCCAAATAGCTTCTGCTTCTAATACTTGTTCGCTTTTATATGTTTTATTATTAATATTTTCTAATATGACTGTTGGCTTTGGTCTGCTCATATACGTAATTCCTTTTAATTAACTACGCATATATTTATCTCTTTTAAGAGTTATCTGCGTAGTTAAAACTTAGAACCACCATCCATATTAATAGAAATAATGTCGTCACTACTATTATTCGATTCTGCTACAAGTTTTTCTAAGTCGCCGTGTAAACGACTCATAACAGCACCAATTGTAAACGCTAAATTTTTTGCTTGTTGCATTGACATCTTTACTTCTCGTGCTTGCGAATTTTCAGCAGATTTAACTTGTTGTAAAAACTGTTGTAACGGTATAGTATTTAAAGGTTCAACGGGTTGCACGACTTAACTCCGATCTCATCTCCATCTCAGTTTTAAATGGCCCTTTAAAATTATAACGTTCTATTGTAATTAGTTTAGGACAAAAGCTCTTAACCCATCCCTTGTCAAATTGAATAATATAATAGCCTGCACAATATGCACTTTTAGATTGATCGCTTTTAGTAAACAGCGGTAGTTTACGTTTCACATCATACATTGTATTAAACGGGCTTACACTAGTCGGAAATCCGTGTACAATAAATTTTTCGTTAGTTGTAATATCATCTTTAGGCGTAATATCGTTCCAAACAATATCCGAACCAAACTGCTTTTTCATCTCTCTTTTGTTATCAAAGAAACAAGTACCATTGCCATTAGAGAACATATAACGGTCGTCATTCCATGACATAGTACCAATACGTTGCTCGTTGTTTTCAATAATCCAAAATTTATCTTTTAATACAGGTTTTGCTTTTAATGTCATACAGGGTACCTCGCTTGTAATGGTTTTGCATAAGCTTGTGCCTGGTCTGCAATACGTTGCATGTCCCACTTAGCACAAAACTTCATAAGACGCATGCCTACTTGTTGTACTTCTTTAGGCTTTGCGTTCTCTGCAATAGTGTTATTAATTATCTCTCTAATGTCTGCAGGTTGTGCAGTCAAATCACATAGTACAACGTTACGCTGATAGTCATCTAGTACACGATGTTCTTCACCGTTATGATCTGTCCAACGCTGTAACATCATGTTGTTCCAGTTAAAGCCTTTAGACTCTTTATCTGCAAATGCTTCGTTAAGGCCAACTTTATTCTTAGTGCCTTTTGTACGTACACCAGGATAAGCACTAAACACGTTGTCACTAGTGTCGCCACGCATACACTTCTCAAACAACATAAAGTCGGGTACAGGTGCTGCCTTAGGCTCTTTAGTCTTCTTGTCAATAACAGAATCGCCTTTGTCTGTAAAGTAGCCTTCGTGTGTAATAGTTGTGTTACTTACGCCATTGTACTGTGTACAGTTAGGACCAATAAGTTGTGCAAAGTCACCATCTGTACTAACAATAACACAATGATCGTTAGGGTGTGCTTGTACCCATCCTGCAATCAAATCATCTGCTTCTAGTTGCGGATGACGCATAACAGTACAGTTAGTCTTGTCATTTACAAAGTCTTTAAACTCATCAAACAGTTCCCAAAACACTGTATCTTCTTCTTGCTGTAAAGGAGTAAGTGCATCACGTGCCACTTGCCTATTGCGCTTGTAAGGTTCGTAATAATCCTTACGCCAGCTACGACCTTCTAAACAAAATACAACATGATCTGCATTAAAGTCAGTCCATGCTTTCTTTACACTGTTGAGTGTAATATGTATTGCCATGCCTGCTTTTGTATCAATATCGCCTCGAACAACGTGCCGAGCGCGAAAGAAAGTGTTAGCAGTATCTACTAGTACATAAGTTGCCATTGTATTGCCTTGTGTTGTGTTAATTTAAATATATTATAACATCATTTATAGATGATGTCAAGCATAGTTTAATGCTATAGAAATACGAGATTCGTCATTTGTTCCCGTTTGTACACAGTGTCTAATATAAGATCTAAAAATAAGTAAAGTTCCTACTTCCGGGGTAAAAACATGACTCTCAAATGTCAAATCATTAAACTGATTAATCTGTTGAATAGGAAACATATCCGGCGGATTTGGGTTTTCAAGTACGAGTGCGCCAGATCCTTCCGGTACTTTTGGATAGTATACACAACTAAACACACTATTAGGGTGAATATGATACTCCTGATAAGTACCCGGCGCATTTATATTTGCCCATGCCGAGTTGCATGTGTGTTCTTTTTGTGAATTGTGTTCGTTTGTAAATGCATTAACATGAAACTGTGCAGCATCGAACAATGGTGCAAAATCGTTGTCTTCTAGTAAATTAAAAGTATTATGTGTTGTATAAGTTTTGCCTTCCCATCCTAATCCACCAGACGGAATATTATTTTCCATATCAGAAATTTTGTCTGCCCAAAGCTTATTTTGTTTTTTGTCGAATAAGTTTCGTTCAACATATATAGCTGTAGGGAAATATAAATTTATTTCTGCCATAAAATTTTACCTTTCGTTTGGAAGGAAGGAAAACCAACCTGTAATGATATATTTAGTTTGTGTCAAAGAAGGTAACCCTCGATGTGTATGAGTCCAGTCAGCTGGCCAAATAACTGTTTTTCCTTTTTTTGGACTAATTTTTAAATCTTGGTAAAAATATTCTGTTTCACCTCCGTCATCAACATCGTTTAAATATGTCATGAAAACTAAATTACGCAAACATACAGGCATTGTTGGCGCTGCTCTTTCTGTATGCCAACCGTGAAATGCTTGATGAGGAGGCGTGTATTTCTTTATATTAATAGGTTCTATTATACCCCATGGTGCATAGTGATTTACATAGTTATATTTTTCACAATATTTGTGAGCAATATTAACAAGTTGAGATGTATATTCTTTAAACAATTTTTCATTATTATCTAAATTACACTGTAAGCAATCTTTATGAGTTTTATCTACAATATTTTCGCCTACTTCTCCACGGTATTGTAGATCAGTTGCATTGTCAAAAAAATCTATTACGTCATCACAAAGTGTTAAATCTTCTAATGTGTAAGATTCAACAAACATTAAGATACCTCTGACTTTCCTTTTGCAATAGGAACAACATTAATATATCCTGCACCTCTATCAGTACTTTGTCCTTCTTCGTCTAGCATATTGTAAACAATATCTCTAAACCAACGATCTACAATTTCTTCTTCAGGATCATTGTCAACACCGTAACCTGCTTGAACAAGTTGTGCGATAAAGTATTCATTCCAGTCAAGTTCAAAGAATCCGTTACGCACATTCTCTTCGTTAACTTTAACATCAATTACATTTACCCACGGTTCTTTTTTGCGTGTGTGATATGCTTTAGGATCACGCTGTTTAAGTAGTTCCATCTTTTCAGATTCAACTTGTGCCTTTTCGGCTTCTACCTTATCTAGTCCTGTTAGTTTTTTTAAAAAGTTTTTCATATTAATCCTTTTCGTCTCATTTCTTCTGGGCTCATAGGCTTCCTAATTGGTGCCTTCATAGCCCGTTCGTGTTGTTCATTTTTGTACTGCTCACGTACCCCATGCATTTCCGAATAAGGATATATGAAGCCTGGGGGTGAAGCGCCATCCTTTTTCCATACAGACCTGCGCAACCTCTTG